GCGCGAGAAGCGAACTTGTCTGTGAACTGGCTTACGTCTGCACCTTCTGCAATACCTGCAGTTTGTGGATCTTCCAACTTGTCAACTGTCCACTCAACAAAAGTACTGTTTGCTTTTGATTTTGAGGCAGATGAAAGAACAGGAGTTTCTTCGGGAGCAAGGATTGTTAGAACATCTAACAAATCTTCTCTATTAGAAACACTTGTTCCGCTTTTAAGTCCGTTTGACGGGACTGGGTCAAATGTATTTGAAAATGACATGATTTAAAAAATAATTATATTGTTATTGTGGTTATTGTGAGAACCTCATAGTTCTCATTTTGATGAAGTCATCCTTTGAACCAGATTCACGAAATGCCTTTTGCGTATTTTGTAAATTTTTCAACGCACTACCGATTTGTTTCTCTGACTTAGCACTACCAGGCATAGACGATGGCGGGTCTAACTGAACACCCTTCTTAGTAGGAGTAGCGGCATCACTTTGGATGACTCTACGTCCATAAAGGCTGTTAGCCGAGTGCGCCAACAAGTATGGTAATTGTGCTGCTAATTCTGGCGAAAATTCTTCAAGACCTTCCAACCTTGGGTCAGTAAGCATAGCTTGATATTTTTCATTGAGGTCATCGCCCTCTTTACCAATCCAACCAAATTCTTCTTTGGCTTTTTCGGTTAATGAACTCTTTGCTTGCTTCGCATATTCCCTGTCTTGTAGAACCTTTAACTGCGCTGGAAGAAATTTCTTCTCGGCTTTTCTGGCATCCAATAGCTGCTTTCTGACTTCAGCTTTTGTATACTCCTTGCCTTTTACTTCAGTTACTACGTCGTCGGCTCCATAACCCTCGGCATTGAAGATTGTATCTTCGGCCCATTCAATGACACTGTCAATATCTTGGGCAACTTTCTGTAGCTCTTCCACGGTACTTATATTTCTGTAAGGGTTGCGTGACTGGTCTACATTGCCTTTAAGGGGATTGTCAGAATCCTGGAGTTTTTTACGCAGTTCCGAAAGTTCAGCTTCAGCTTGCTTTCGTTTAGCGGTCAGCTCACCGAATCGTAATACCGCTCTGCTACCCAACTTGTCGGATAGATCACGTAATTCCTCTTCGGATAAGTTATCTAAATCAATATTTGAAAGAACATCGTTGGCCTCTGTTTCTTCTGAAGTTTCTTGAGTTTCCTCAATGACTTCTTCCGTTGCATTGGCTTCGTCTACAACTTCTGTTTCTTCTGCTTGAGGTTGCTCTTCTTGAACTTCCTCTTGCTGCTGTCCCATTAGTTGATTCGCTCTGAATTTTGCAAACTCAGAGAGTGACGCGTTTGACTGTAATCTCGCTGTATTTTCGGCATCAGCGTTCGCCTGTACTTCATTTTGCATATCTAATAACGCTATTTACGTCAGCGGTGACGATTAATGGATTATAACACAAGTTTTATATACCTAGAGTATTTGAAAAACGTCTTCTGAGTTCTTCATAACTAGACATACGCAAAACTTCGTCATAAGCTAAAATCTTTCCAGATATTTGCTGAACTTGCTCAGATGTAGCTGAGTTTAATTCACCTATTGCATCTTCTCGCATTTGGTGAACATTATGGATAAATGCACCGAAACTTTCGTGGTGCTTTAATGTATTTACGGATTCTTCTAATGTCATAAATTATCTACCTAGCAAGTTTATATCATCTTGCACTAGTGGTAAGCCACCTAGGATTTCAGTATTAGCACCTGGGTATGCTAATGATTCTGTTCCAAAAATTTCAAATGGTTTTTCAGAAAGCATTGGTTTACTTACTGCATTATCAATTACATCATAACCCTGTGGTCTTTCATCAGTAATTGACTTAGTGTGCATACCCTTATTGATATTAAATCTAATAGGATCCTGTGCATTTCCAAAATTATAAGTAACGTCAGTCAAAAAACCTTCCATCTGAGATGGTAATACTGAATAATCAGTTATTTGAGGTAACCCTAAATCTTCAGCAGCAAAGTTGTACATATCTCTTCTGCGATTAATCAAACCTCTTACTACCTTTGATTCATCATCAGCGTCTGGATCATTTGCAGAAATAATATCCAAGGAGTTTCTTAAAGCACCTGGGTAGTCTTTATTTTCAAGGGATTCCCTAAAGTCATTAAATAAAGTACCAGCGTTGTACATTATGTCAGATGCTGCTATTTTCATAGAGTCTGGCATATTATCAAAATCTAGCTTATCATTCTGCTTCATTAACCCTACGTTGTGATTAATGATCATTTTAGCTAACTTCCTATCGTCCTTTGTCCTTGAAGCGATTTCCTTTAACGGTTCTGGTATTAAAGTAATTCCATAACCCCTAGTTTTTGTTTTTGCTTCTATGGATTCGTCGGTGCCTTTTTCGCCTTCACTAGCCTTTAACTTGTCTAAGTGAACATCAACCCAAGACTGAGCTGGTTGCTGGGTTCCAAGTAAATCCATACTACTGTTCCATTCCTTGGGTCTGCACGTCTCCAACAGAAGCAGCGCTAGTACCAAACTGGCCATACTGAGTCGCATTAACTTGCTGCATTTGAGCAAATTGATATTGCTGTTGGTATTTCTGAAGCCTTTCAGTAAAACTTTGATCAGTTTGCAACCTTTGTGCAATATCTGGTTGTTGGACATATTGTTCTATTATTTGCAATGCTACTTGACCAGCATTAGGTCTAGCTGGTACCTCTATACCTGCATGAATCTTAGTTAAATCATCTGTAATATCTTTAAGAGCTTTCTCTTGAGCTACCTCGGTAGGTTGTAGTACCGCATCAGCAAGTATAGGATCAATACTACCAGCAAGGACATCTAATAAAGTATCTACATTAATACGCCCATTTCTATCAAGCTGCATAAGTTGAACCATTTGTTTCAATTTATTTTCTTGAGTATCTGGGTCTGTATTAAGTACATCGTAAGTTACTACAATATCAAAACTCTCATCTGGGTCACCCTTAGAAAACTCCATTGGATCTGGAACACCAGTAACTCTAAAGAACATTTGGTCTGGCCCAAATCTCTGGAAGCATCTATATGACATACGCAAAACTTCAGATGCATGCTGTAAGAACTTATCTACAAAGAACTGCTTTCTTACACCAGATATTTGACTGTCCTCATCAAGTCCCATTATGCGGTCTGCTTGCGCTTGTAAAGTAGTCTCTATTTCTATAGAGGCTTGAACATCTTCCATGTTTGGAGTATCCGCAAAATGAATCTCATCCTTACGTCTGTAAGGTATAAATCTTCCTGGCCCCCAGTCAGAAGGTGCTTGACCTACTGGGTGCATTATAGGAGGTAGTGTAGCTATACTAGCTCTGTCAATACGAGAGTCTCTCTCAATCTTGACTTGCTGTTGGATGCCACGAAGTAAATCTGGTACTGAGTTAGAATCATAAAGTCTTTTACTATCCTCTGAAAAACGTGTAACAACTACTGGGTAGTCTTCGTATCCATTAAGTAATTGGAATTTAGCGTAACCTTGTACGCCATCTTCTCCTGTGTACTCCCTGTGGAATATGGTTTCATAAATACCTTCGGCACCGTCTTCTTTGTCAACTAAGCGCTGGAAGCAATGAACGATTTCAATCAGCTCTTCTGCTTCATAAACATCTTCCATTTGTGCTACACTGCGTCTGCCCTCTTGTTCTCTTTCTACAGAATCAAGAGCTACACCCTTGTAGTTCTCAATTACGTACTGAACAAAGTCTTCGTCCCAGTCATCTGTTACTACCTTATTCTCTAATTCCTGTGCAGTATAGTAAGTGCGCCAGAAACAATAAGGTGAACGCTGTGGATCCGTAACATAACTAGGAAATAAAAAGTCTCCATCTGGAGCCAATGTTTTAATATTAGGTGCATCTATCTGCCTACGGATAACAGGTAATTCCGCAAAACCTGTTTTACGTAAGCTCTTAATTGCTTTCTTTGCTCTCTTGGTTGTTACTCCGTCAAAGGCTTGCTGAAAGCTACCTATTACAGATTCCTCTTGAGCTTCATTTAAAATCATTTCGGCAGTCTCTGGTGAGATCTGACCAATCTGCTCTAGGTTTAATTTTTGTAAAAATCTACGATCTTCTCTATTCCAACCTACATATGTAATAAGTACACCTCGCTCAAGCAAGTAATTAGCACCGAGTTCCATCTCTTGTTTAAAACGCGGAATGTAACCAGATGTAGTCATCCATTTCAAGAAACTAGAAACAATCTTACTTCTTTCAATATCTCCGCTCTCTACTGGGAACGCTCTAACGTTAGCCCTGTTCAGAGATGACATAAATAAAGATACTAAACGAGTGATCCTTTCATCAATAGTATGCGCTTCCATATCAGACGCGCCCTCCCAAGGAAATGCATCAGCTCCGTGCTTACGCAAGTCTTGACTCTTGCCAGGCCAATAGTTACGCCTGTCGTCGTAATTATTTCTGCACTGATCAAAATAGGATTCTAACTCCTGTGTAGTCTGTTCATACGCTCTATTAAGAGCTGTAATGTTAGGTTCCTTGCTGACGTAAGTCAAGGACTGAAAATCATTAGCTTTCTGCATTTATTGTGTTTCTCGCGGATTTTATTATTTCATATACGAAACCTTTATGAACACCAATTCTATCACACAAATCTTGTGGTAACAATTCTTCGTGCATTCTATATGTTAATGCACGAGTAAGCATTTCCCAAGCGAGCAATCTGTCTACCTGTTCTAGTATCCAATGCGGATCCAAAGTAGGATCATCGTATTTTTTTCGGAGAGTGTCTGTATGACACGCCTTTATTATCTTGGATGGCTTCAATATCTATTTGTTTCCCTATAAGTTTATCCTTGAAATGCTTTGTTATTACTACAGGCACCTTCTTCCCTATCTCTTTTATGTGCGCATATACGTAGTGCGGATTAGGCGCACCATGCATTACATTACCTTTAAGGTACTTTGGTATTAGTTCTGGTACATCAAAGGACTCAACAAGTATATCTTGTCCGTCCTCATGCACCCAAGTATTCTTCCCTTTACCAGTAAGGTAATCTTCGGGCAACTTGTCTTTTGCTAGTTCCATTGCTTCCTCAAAGGATACATCGTTATCCTCTGCTAATTTTGTTAATTTTACTTTTGGCATTAATATCCTCCTGTTGATTTTAGACTACTTTGAAAATCCCATTTGTCAATGTGCATAGGCCCATCTCCGCTCGCGGACATACGCAAGTATCGGATTACGTCAAAAAAGTCTTTCAAGGGTTCGTCTTGCTTGCCCTTGCTATTGTAGTTAATTAAACTATCTATTAGATTACCGCAGTCCTTGTGAATATAGCACATAGGTCTGTTAGCTAAATCTATCTCTGCGTTGGGATTGTATGCAAACCATTCGTCAAGGGCATTGATACCCAGCTCTTCATTTCTGCCATCAGAAGGGACAAAGTGCATATCATAATCAGCAAACACAGTAAATAAATCGTCGTTGTTTTCATTTTCCTTTGCAAAGAATCTAGAGTCTCCTATTCGTTCAAAAACTTCTATTCCAAGATCGTCTTCTATTTCCTGGAATAATTCTACATAACCAGCAACATCTAGGCC